CTGATTGGCACGAAGAGCGCCCAGCAATGCTGTCGGGCGCACGTATACCAACGCTCGCTCCGGGCGAATCTATTACTTCGGTCGGTGCTGCGCACCCGCATAACGGTTTTGGAGAATTCGCGGCAGAAATGTCCCGGACCTTCGCCGCTGCGGCGGGTATCTCCGCAGAGCAAATAACTCAGGACTGGTCGAAAACCAACTACTCCAGTGCGCGTGCCGCCCTGCTTGAAAGCTGGAAGACACTTACGCGTCGTAATGCTGAGTTCAAAATAGGCACGGCTACCCCTGTTTACGCGTGCTGGCTACGCGAGGCGATGGAGCGCAACGATCTGCCGTTGCCTAACGGAGCACCTGATTTCATGGAAGCCAGGACGGCATATTCCCGCTGCGATTGGTTGGGCGTTGCGCGTGGCTGGGTAGATCCGGTGAAAGAGAAACAAGGTGCAATCCTCGGTATGGATGCTGGCTTGTCCACACTCAAGCGTGAGTGCGCAGAACAGGGCCTCGACTTTGAAGAGGTTATCCAACAACGAGCTGCCGAAGTGAAAGCGTTCAAGGAAGCTGGCCTACCGCCTCCGAGTTGGTTCGGTACTAACGCCACGGCTGCTTCAACTCCAGAACAAGAGGCTACGGCGCAATGACAAATTATCCGCACCTGGCACAGAAGCTGTTCAACGTGCCTCTCGCGATCACGCCACAAAAGGCTGAAATTGTCATGGCTGCGTTGGCAGACCGTTTCGGCCTGGCACGGCTGTTCCATGCCGATGGCCGATCCGTAGCTTTGAATGGTTGGGATGGCGATAAAGGCGAGCCTGCTCAGGTACGAGCTTACGAGGTGGTCGCCGGGGTTGCAGTTATTCCGGTGACGGGCACGCTGGTGCAGAAGCTGGGCACGCTGAAGCCATATAGCGGCATGACGGGTTACGACGGATTGCGTGCCTGCCTGAGCATGGCCATGGCAGACGAAGACGTCAGGGCTATTGCTTTGGACATCGACAGCCCTGGCGGCGAAGTTGCTGGTTGTTTCGATTTGGCCGATGACATCTATCGCGCTCGGGGCTCGAAACCCATCTGGGCGATTCTCACTGAGTCTGCTTATTCAGCAGCGTACGCGCTGGCAAGTGCTTGTGACCGGATCTTGGTACCTCGCACGGGTGGCACGGGCAGTGTTGGTGTGATCTGCATGCATGTCGATATGTCCAAGGCGCTTGGCGCGGCCGGAGTCAACGTGACGCTGATCCATTATGGCGATCGCAAAGCAGACGGCACTGACTCACAGCCATTATCAAAAGAGGCGATGTCGCGGTACCAGTCCGATGTCGATGCGATGGGCGAACTGTTCGTGAAGACTGTTGCGCGCAATCGCGGGCTTTCGGTCAAAACCGTACGTGACACCCAGGCCACTACTTTCCTTGGCGCCGCCGGCGTCGAGATCGGCTTTGCTGACGAAGTTATGTCGCCAGATGAAGCGTTCCGTTCCCTGCTCGCCGAGCTGGGTTGAAGTACTCCACTTCACATAAAATTGAGGTTTTCAATGTCCACACTTTCCCGCGTGGCGAGCGCGCTTTCGTTCGCGCATCTGGCCGGTATCGGCTCTATGAAAGGCAAGAAAACTGCTGACGTCGATGATGACGATGACGCCAAGAAAGGCGACCGGGCTAGCGGTGATCAGGATGACGATAAAACTGACAAGGATGACGGTCAGGATAAGGACGATAAGTCTGCCAAAGGCACAAAAGCCGCTGGTGATGACAATCAAGACGATGACAAGGACGACGATACCGATAAGGACAAAAGCAAGAAGTCCGGCAAAGCCAAGGGTGCATCCGCAGAAGACGACGATGTAGATGCAGAGGACGACGAAGACGAGATGCATGGCAAAAGTGCTTCGGCATCTGCACGCCGTCGCGAGCGCGCACGTTGCGCTGCAATCTTCGGCTCCCGGCACGCAGCTCATAACCCGGTCCTGGCCGCGAATCTCGCGTTCAACACTTCCATGACACGCCAGCAAGCGATGGATGTCTTGCGCGATACCCCTGCGGGCGGTACTGCAAACGGAAACCGCTCGGCCAGCAATCCAAAGCTGGGCGCCGGCGGCGAAGAGGCCCCATCACGCACCGTGGCGATTGCCGGTCGCTGGGACCGCGCCATGTCTCAGGTTCGCGGAAAATAATCACAGAGGAAACCTTTCATGACTTATGTTCCGCAAACCCCGCTAGTCGAGCAGTACCACAACGCCGGCTTCCTGATTTCCCTGGCTAACGGTCACCAGTCAATTGACCAGGTGCAGTTCGCTTCGGGGCTCGGTCGCTTGCTGCCTGGCCTGGTCATCGTTGATGTTGCCCTGACTTACACCGCCGTGGCTGCTGCTGGCGGTTCCAACGTCGGAAACGGCACTGTTGGCTCTATCACTGCTCAACCGCCTGCGTTCGCCGGCGCGTACGCGGTGCACTTCACCGACGCCACTAACTTCTCCGTCACCAATCCGTCTGGTGTCGCAGTCGGTGTTGGCGTCGTAGGTACCGCCTTTGGCGGCGGCGGTCTTGAATTCACCATTACGGCTGGCGCTACCGCATTTGCTGCGAACGATTCATTCACCGTGACGATTGCCTTTACTGGCGGCGGCTGGATGCCATTGACGTCGACCAGCTCGACACCAATTGCGTACGCCATTTTGCGAGATCTGGCCGACTCAACCAACCGCATCGCTACTGCTGCGGCTGTTGTCCGGTCAGCGGAGGTGAGCCTCGGTGAGTTGGTGTGGGATTCCTCGCTGAATATTCATCAGAAAGACACGGCTCTGGCCGCCCTCAAGCTCGTCGGCATTATTGGCCGATAAGTTTCCGCTTGAAAAATGACCCGCTTCGGCGGGTTTTTTATTTTTAGGAGTCGTATACATGGCCTCGTTAGACGTTTTCCATCAGGACATCTTTTCCTCAATTGCCCTGACCACTGCTATCGACAAATACCCGTTCCAGCCAACCGGTGTGGGCGATCTCAAGCTATTTGAAACCGATCCAATTCGCACCACTGCGTTGGCGATCGAGGAGCGCCAAGGGAAGCTGGTTTTGATTCCGTTCTCTGACCGAGGCGAGGAAGGAACCCAGCGCGTTACTGAAAAACGTAAAGCACGCTACTTCGATGTGCCTCGCCTGATGCACTCCGACACGATCACCGCTCAGGAAATTCAGAACATCCGTGCGTTCGGCACCGAATCCGAATTGATGCAGGTTGAAACCGAAGTCGCCCGCCGGGTAATGGGACCTACAGGCCTCACCAGCAACATTGAATACACTTGGGAATTTCAGCGCCTCGCTGCCATTCAAGGCATGTGCCTTGATGCTGACGGCGAAGTTAAGTTCGACTGGTACCAAGAATTCGGCATCACCAAACCGGCAGACATCGTCTTCAATCTGACATTGAATGCTGATGGTTCTGCGTTCAAGCCAAACTCGGTTCGTCCACTGTGCAATAGCATCGTTCGTACCATGGCACGCAAATCACAGGGTGCGTTCTTGCCAACCACCGAGGTGTTTGCATTGGTTGGCGATGCGTTCTGGGATGCGCTTACAAACCACCCTGACGTGATCAAGACCTACTACAACTGGGCAGCGGCTTCCGAGTTGCGTGAAGGTACCGCGTTCCAGGCGATGCGTTTCGGTGGCATTAACTGGTTCAACTATCGCGGCTCAGATGACGCGACCACCATCAGCGTCGGTACAAACCAGGCGAAGTTTTTCCCGAAAGGCGCTCCTGGCATCTTCAAGGTTGCTTACGCACCTGGTGAAACCTTCGAGTGGGTAAACACTCCAGGCAAACCGATCTACATGCTGCCGATTTTCGATACTCAACGAAAAATGTGGTGGAAGGTAGAGGCTTACAGCTATCCGCTGCACATTTGCACCCGTCCTGAAGTGCTGCAGTCCGCAGTGCTGGGTTAATCGTGGCCGTCGACTGGGACAAGGCGGTCCTCGGACCGCTTGCCGCTGTCTTTGGTGAAGGCGTGCAGGCGGGCGGCCCCATCATGTTCTATCCAGACGGTGGATTGCCCTACGCAATCGATGGCGTTTTCGATGCGGCTTATCGAGATATCCATTTGGTTGACACCATGGTCGATGCGAATACCGTCCTGCCCGTGCTGGGCGTCCGGCTCTCAACCTTCACTGTCGAGCCGATCCAAGATGACCAGGTATTTATCCCGAGCACCGGGAATATGTACCTGATCAAGGAAGTTCGTCCCGATAGCCATGGCTGGGCCAAATTGATGTTGGGGGTGATGTGATGACGACGACGTCTGATCTTCGCCTTCTTTCAGCACAAGGCCTGATCGATAAAACCCTGGCGGGTAGTAATGTTTTCATTGCCAGGACATGGGCGACTTGGGACGGCAGTTATCCAATTCTTTACCTGCATTCCCCAAGCGAGGACATGCAGTCACTCGGCGATATCGGCGCACCACAGTTCACCGTCACGGCAACGATCCGAGTCAGCGCGCGTGTCGAGGTCAAAAACTTGCCAAGGAATGGCGGGGCAGCAGCAGCACTGATCCAGCTCGAGGTCATCCAGCAACAAATAAAAATGGCGCTGATCAACTTTCCGCCACTGATGAAAAGGCTGCAGCAGTATCCGTTCGTTCGATCCGAGATGCGTGGAAGCAGCGAAGGTGATACCGAACTGGCGGAACTGGTCATGGATATAGGTATGGAGTTTTACCAGGGTCCGGAAGATTTCTACCCGCTGGAAGAGGAAACCCCCGTCCCGCCGATTAATCCTGCCGCAGAAATTGCCGCGATACAGCCCATTGTTCCGCTGGAACAGATGAACATCACCACCGACCTCACCAACGTCTTCGACGCCACTGGCGTTTACGACAACCCCCCATTCCCGGGTGCGGTCACCGCTGCTCCGCGTACTGCTGGTCCTGATGGCCGCGCAGAAGGCGAGCTCGACATCGATTTCACTCAATAGGAGCACTTATGCGCGTCTATCCCTCTCCGGGCCTGATTGTCCGCGACCCCGTCAAGCGTGACGCTCTTCCCCCTGAGGGGCGGGACGTCGATGACGGCGACTTTTACTGGCTGCGCCGTGTTGCTTGCAAGGACGCGACTTTGGAAAAACCAGTAGCCGCTGCGGTAACCCCCGAAGCAACCCCCGCAGTCGTGCCGACGATCATCGATCCGAAGGCAACAAAAACCACACCCTCTGATGGGAGCGCTAGCTGATGCCCGTTCCATTTAGCAATATCCCCTCGAATTTGCGGGTTCCGTTGTTTTACGCCGAAGTCGACAATTCCCAGGCTAACAGCGGATCGCAGACCCAGCGCGCACTGATCATCGGCCAGATTCTCGCGGCCGGTACTGGCGTTGTGAATATCCCGGTGTTAGGTCAGGGTGTCGATGATGCCAAGGCACAGGGTGGACAAGGTTCCATGCTCGCCCTCATGACGGCGGCATACATCAATTCGGACAGCTTCGGCGAAGTGTGGTTTCTGCCGTTGGCAGATGCGTCGGGCGGTGTTGCTGCCACCGGCACGGTGTTGGTTGCAGGTACGTCGACCACAACGAGCGTGATATCCCTGTACCTCGCCGGCCAGTTGATCAGTTTGGTGGTTACTGCAGGCGAATTGGCAGCCGATATCGCTACGGCATTGGCGGCGCTGATCAATAGTTCCGGGGATTTACCGGTAACCGCAACAGCAGCCACCGCCACTGTAACGCTGACGGCCAAGAACAAGGGTATCGCAGGCAACGAAATTGATCTGCGCTTGAATTACCTGGGCACCGCTGGCGGCGAGTCGGTTCCTGCAGGGCTGACGCTGACAATCACTCCGATGGCAGCCGGCGCGACCAATCCGGTGCTGGACACCGCCCTGTCGAACTTGGGCGACGAAGCTTTCGACTTCATCGTCTCGCCGTACACCGACACCGCGTCGCTTAACTCGCTGAAAAGCCTGCTTAACGACAAGACCGGTCGCTGGAGTTACGCAACTCAGGTGTATGGCCATGTCTTCGCCGCCCAGCGCGGCACGCTGTCCACGCTGGCCACCGCGGGCAACGCGCGGAACAACCAGCACGAAACCATTGTTGGCTTCTACGATTCTCCGTCGCCTGCATGGATTTGGGCCGCAGATGTGGCGGCTACGGCCGCTGTGGCGTTGCGGGCTGATCCGGGCCGCCCGTTGCAAACTCTGGCACTTTCCACCGTACTGGCGCCGCCAAAGGCTTCGCAGTTCGATCTCGGCGAACGCAACACGCTGCTGTGGGACGGGATCTCAACTTGCACCGTCGCCAGTGACGGCACGGTCGCAATCGAAAACCTGATCACCACGTACCAAAAAAACGCCTTCAACGCCCCGGACGACAGCTACCTGCAAATCGAGACGCTGTTTCTGCTGATGTACGTGCTTCGCTCGCAGCGGACCTTGGTAACGTCTAAATACGCACGGGTGAAGCTGGCCGATAACGGCACACGCTTCGCACCTGGCTCGGCTATTGTCACGCCGAACATGATTCGCGCAGATCTGATCGCAAATTACCGTCAGATGGAATTCAACGGCTTTGTTCAGGATGCCGATGCGTATGCGAAGGCTCTGATTGTCGAGCGCAACAGTTCGAACCCCAACCGCGTTGACATCCTGTCGCCAGACACCCTGATCAATCAGTTGCGCGTCTTCGCGCTGCTATTGCAATTTCGCCTGTAATTAAGGCTCCCCGACAACCACCGCCATCGAGCGGTTTTTTTTCGCCAGGAGAAACATATGGCTGGTAATCCAAACCGCCTCGCCGGTACCGCGTACCTCTCGGTCGACGGCGTGACGTACATGCTGGTCGGCGACTTTTCTTACAAGGTTTCTGGTGTATCGCGGGAAACCTTGAAGGGCATGGACGGCATTCACGGCTACAGCGAAAAGCCCGAGCAGGGCTATATCGCGGCCACCCTTCGAGACTCTTCGAATCTGAGCCTTTCCGACCTCAACGCCATGAGCAACGTTACCCTTGTGGCCGAGCTGGCGAACGGCAAAACCTGTATCGGTAGCGCCATGTGGACCACCGAACAACCCGAATCCAAATCTGCCGACGCCACTATCGAAATGAAGTGGGAAAGCGCATCCGTCACGGAGAGTTGATCCATGTTTGAAGAAGAAATAACCATCCAGTTATCCAAGCCGGTAATCATTGGCACCGGTACAACGGAGCAGACCTACACCGAGCTTGTTCTCCGCGAGCCCACTGCTGGAGAAATTGAGAAAGCAACCCGGGCTGATACTCCAGCTGGGTCTGCAATCACGCTCATTAGCCTGATCACCAAAATCCCTCGCACTGCTATCGAAAGAATCTCCAAGCGAGATCTGGTGGCGGCGAACAAGTTTCTTGAGGGTTTTACGGACGCTGGGAACTCGGCGGCTGGCCAGAGCTGATTGCCCAGGTAACAAAGTTTTACGGGTGGGGGCCCAGGGATGCCTGGGCCCTAAGTTTGGACGAGTTGGTCTGGTGGAATGATCAGGCGATCAGGATGAAGGGGTAACTACTGTGGCCAATAGCTTCACGATCACGATCAATGCGGTGGATAAAGCCACGGCGACCGTCCGCAAAGTAAACGATGCTATTGGTCAGCTTACTCGTCCGTTCGAAGACGTCGGCAAGTCATTCAAAAGCCTTGGGCGTGAACTCGGTTTCGAGAAGATCGGCAAGAACCTTGGCAACATTGGACAACAGGCTGGCAGCGCTGCCCGCAGCATCGGCAGCATTGTTGCGCCAATGGCTGCGATTACCGGTATCGGTTCAATTGCTGGCATTGCCTCGCTCGCAAGCCACTGGGCCAACCTTGGGCGCTCAATCGACAACAGCTCGCGAGGCATTGGGATCTCGTCGGGTCAGCTCCAGGGTTTTCAGGGCGCGGCGAAAATGCTCGGCGTAGACGCCGGTGTCACAACTGCCAGTCTGGATGGCCTGGCGGATACCATGCAGAACGCGCAGTGGGGTCGAAACCAAGGCGCACTCATGATGTTTAACAGGCTTGGTATAGGCCTGAAGAAAACCAAGGACGGTGCGTGGGATGTAGTGGGCGAGTACAAGGCGATTGCCGATGCGGTCGCTAAAGAGACGGACCCGCGCAAGCAGAAGGTGATTGCTGGTGCATTCGGGCTGGAGGGGATGCTGCCGTTTCTGCGTGAAGGATCGGCGGGTATCGAGCGATACGAGGCCATGGTTACACGCCTCGGGTTTGTGATGGGCGATGACGCAGTAAAGCGCGGCAAGGAATTTTCGATAAGTCTGGCAGGTCTTGGCATTGCTGTTGATGGGGTGAAGAACTCCATCGGCGACAAGCTGATTCCCGTCATGAAGCCATTGATTGATCAGTTCAGTGTCTGGCTTGCAACCAATCGCGAGCTGATAGCGACTGATATTGGTAAGTGGGCCGAAGGCTTTGCCAAATGGATCAATAGCATAAATTGGACAAAAGTCGGTGACGGCATAGTCAAATTTGGCGAGGGAATCGGCAAGGTCGTTGGTTGGCTCGGCGGCTGGGAAAATGCTGCCTTGCTTGTAGTCGGTGTCATGAATGCGGGGCTGATCGTCAGCGTCGTGTCGCTGGGCGGATCACTGCTGCGTGCCGGGGTCGGAATCGTTGCTTTCACTGGGCTGCTCAGCGGCTGGAAAGTTGCCGCTATAGAGGCTGGTGCTGCAACTGAGGGCGCTGCGGCTGCCGCCGCGAGCCGAGGGTTGCTCGGTTGGATTGGAGGTGGCGTTGCCGCTGCGGGCGCCGGCATAGGATCGATGCTCTATTCCCCCACGCTGAATGACGGAGAGGACGCGGAAGTAGCGCGCATCAGGAAGTCTCAAGGTCTGCCTGATGCCGATACGAAGCCAACTCCGAGCCTCGATGCTGCGTCTGGAGCATGGAAAAAGCTGCAGGGCGTGGATAAGGGGAAATCGGCGTTTTTGATGGATTTCTTCCAGTCCAAAGGCTGGAGCAAAAATAACGCCGCGAGCATGGTGGGCAACCTCGCAGACGAAAACAGCAAGTTTGATCCGCAGGCGCTTGGAGATTTTGGGCGAGCGCGCGGACTTGCTCAGTGGCACCCGGACAGACAAAAACAATTTGAGGGCTGGGCTGGCTACAAAATGACTGACCCGCGAGCCGACGCGTTGAAACAGGCGGAATTCATCGATTGGGATCTGACCCAAGGCAAGTACAAGTCGGTGGGCGACCGTCTGCGCAATGCGAAATCGGCAGAGGACGGCGCCGTTATTTTCTCTAACGGATACGAAAGCCCGAAGGATGACAATGGTGATGTAGCGCGCCGGCGTGGGCAGATGGCCAACCAGTTGAATCTTCCACCGCTCACAGCTGCTCCCGCCGGACCGTACGCGAAACCCGCCGATCCAAACGGTGCACCTGGTGCTGGCGGTACCACCGGGACAGTGAAGGTGGAAATCGAGCATAAAAATATGCCGGAAGGCACGAAAGTAAACGTGAAGTCGGAAGGCAACGTTCAGGCATCTAGTCGCATCTCTCATTCTGGCGTGGGGTCAATCACATGAGTCTGTTGACTGACATCATCCAGATCGCTATCGACTCCAACAAAACGTGGACCGAAATGCTTCACCCGGCCTCGTTTCGAGGCATTCCGTTTGCGGTCTATGGCGGCGAGGCTCGGTTCGGCCGCCGGCTCGCACTTCATGAGTACCCAGGCCGCGACAAGCCGTTCGTTGAGGACATGGGTCGCTCAACTCGTCGCATCCGGATGACGGGATTTCTGGTCAGCGACAGCATTATCTACGGCGGCGGCAATGTCTTGGCGCAGCGTGATTTGCTGGTTGCGGCGGCGGAGGGCGCTGGGGCAGGCTTCCTCATGCATCCAACGCTCGGAGCGCTCAAGGTCAGCGTGATGGACGGGGGGTTGAGCATTGTCGAGCGCTGGGACAAAGGGCGCTATTTTGAAATTAGCTTTACGTTCATCGAATCCGGAGACCGTTCATTTCCAACGATCACCACTTCAACCGGGAGCCTGCTGGATAAGCTGGCTGCTGCCTTGGGTCTTTCGTCGGTGCTCGACTTCGCTCGGAAGGTAATCGGCGGCGTGACGGCAGTGATCAATGCTGTCGAAGGCGTCATAAAGTTTGGCAAAGCCATCGTGGGCATGGTTGTCGGCGTGATCGCTGACTTCAAGGTTCTGGTAGGTCGCGTCACTCGCGATATCCGCAGCATCACCAGCTTGGGCGGCTTACTGGTCGGCAACAATGGACGCTATGTGAACGGCAACGTCAGCAGCGCGTTGATTGCGAGCAAAAAGGCCAAGGACAGCAGCGCCACCATGGCCGATCTGATTGCCAAAAACACGGCGAACCGGGCGGCCGTGGACGTGGCCATGGATACTTTGGTTGGCGCTGCAGCGAATCTCGATGCAAGCAGCAGCCAGGTGTTCACCGATGCGGTGCAGGCGTTAATGGACGCATTGGTCGCCGGGATCTCTGATCCGGGCAATGCTATTTCACTGCTAGGTCCGCTGGCCAGTTACACGCCGGCAGCTTTCAGCGGGAGCGGTGCGATAGGGGACGCTCGATCAATTGCTCAAGATGCGACAGCGGCATTGCTACGGCGAACCGCGCTTGCTTCGATTGGCCAAGTTGTAGCCGCTTATGTTCCGCAGTCCTACGATGAGGCCATAGCCACCATGAATACGGTGACGGGGTTTCTTGATGACGAAATTCTGGTTGCTGGCGATAACGGCGACGACGACAGCTACAACGCTCTGATCGCGCTGCGCCAGGCGGTAGTCGCAGCCCTGACCACCACCGGTGCAACACTTCCGAGCTTGGAGGTGTTCACTTTCAATGCGCCGCTTCCTGCGCTGGTAATGGCGAATCGGCTGTACCAGGACTCAACCCGGTCGGACGAGCTCATTCAACAAGCCAATCCGGTTCACCCGGCATTCATGCCGCTCAGCCTTAACGCGCTATCGAAGTAATCCGGATCAGTTCAGGGGCTTCCAGTTGGATTTGGCCTTTCCGTCAACGCACGTCGAAGTGACCAGGTATTTCTTGAGGTAGAGGCGGCCAGCTTTATCAGTTTCCATTCGGTTGACCTGGCCGCCCATTGCGTTGGGTTGGCAACTGGTGTCGATCTCGAAATAGGCCGTAAGATCGTTGCGGTTGATGAACCTATGCTCGCCGGTTGCGGTGTTTATGACTTCAGAGGCTCCATATCTATTCTTGCCGATTTGAATTATTTTCGTATTGTCAATTATATATTTAGAAGGTTTGCTGGCAGTAGTGCAGCCTAGTTTTTTTCGGAAGTTGATGTCTTCTTCCTGTGATGTGGTGATTTGCCGCTGGGAATTTGTTAAGGCAGTTTCAGATAGTGTCGCTAACGCCTCAGGATTATTGCAATTTGTCACTTTTACTGCACTGTTCCTTGCTGTTATTTCGGTAAAGTATGATTCTGAGTAGGCATCCGCCCCAGTGAGAAGTAGCAGGATAAGCGCTATATACCTTGATGTTTTCATTCTTATTCCTTTAATTATATTTGGATTCTATCAATGGAAGCTGACGATCTAATCATAACCTCAGGCACGCAATCCGTCTCTGGCTGGACAGATATTCGCGTGACTCGGGGCATTGAAAGGCTGCCAAGCGATTTTTCCATCAGCATGACTGAGCTAAGCCTCGGAGAGCTTGATCCAATTCTTCTTGCGGAGGGTGACTCTTGCGAGGTCCGGCTCGGCGATGATTTGGTTATCACAGGTTATGTTGATCACAACGTGGCAAGCATAGACGCAAACAGCCACTCCATTCGCGTTGTAGGGCGATCAAAGTGTTCTGACCTTGTCGATTGTGCAGCCGAGTGGAAAGGCGGACAGATAAGCAATACAACTGTTCTAGGGGTTGCGCAAAGGCTAAGTACTGTTTATGGAATTACAGTTTCGTCGGGGGTAGCCGTACTCCCGATTGTTCCGCAGACAAATCTCATGCTGGGCGAGTCTCCTTTCGAGATTATTGATCGCATGGCGCGCTTCTCTCAGGTGCTCGTTTACGATTTGCCGGATGGTAATCTTCATCTGGCACAGTCAAACAATATTGCGGCTGCCAGCGGCTTCACCGAAGGCGTTAACGTGCTCCGCGCTCATATAGATCGATCAGCGGACATTAGGTATAGAGACTATGACGTCTACATACAGTCAGTAGATGTTTTCACTGATCTAGGCGACTCTGGAAATAAGATAGCCAACATCCATGACTCCGAGACCAAGCGTCACAGAAGGATGGTTATTATTTCGGAAAGTGGTGGCAAAGGTCTTGATATTGCCTACCAACGAGGTATATGGGAGCGAGAAAGGCGTAACGGG